TTCACGTTTTGGACATTTATAAATGTCCAAAATCGGTTTTCGAATCCAAGATTGGAAAAATTGGTTGAGTTTATTTACCCAATCCGTACATTTATTTATTGTAATTACTTTTTATTAACCCACCCAAACCTCTCACACCGTATCTTTTAATATATAATATAGTAAATATCCAGTGAATCCTAAAAAAAAAGTATAAAAGAGACATTTATCATGGTTTTCTATTTCTACTTCTTCTTCTTCTTGTATATAATTGTATTCTGACATCATATTTATATGTAAATAATTGTATTTATTACATACTTTATGTATAATGTAATAAAAAAAGAGGTAGCTATACAATTTTCTCATTCAAACTGCCATGCAAAATGATGTAAAGTGTATTATTCATATTCATTAATGCTTTCAGTATTATCATATATGATTTCAACATTGTGCCATCCGTCTGTACGACATTTTCCGAATTTCTTTTCTACAAAGTCAAATATTTCTTTTGTTTTTGGTACGTTTCTTCCGATATTCATTGTATACCAGTTCTTGAACTCCTGTGACAACTCCATCTTTTTGATACGCCCATTTTCCTTCTTTTGAATGCGGTCTCTTACGAATTCTGTCAAGTAGTCTTGTCCGTCTCTGTAATTGTTGCTGCTTGCCATCACAATCTTGCAGTCATCAACAATTCCCTTCTTATTGAACGACAACTCAACCAACATAGACATAAATATAGGAACCCATTGCGTAAACTTTGAATCAATCTTCTTATCCATCTTGAATTGATGTTGATAATCTTCTCTTGGAAAACGTGGATCGCTATAAGGTGTCTCTACAAACTTTGAGATAAAGTCATTCACGCGAATTCTTCTCCACGTACCATCATCATTGCTTTTAATATCAAACATCGTATTCGTGCATACAACAAGCTTGAATTGCGGAATAAATGTAATCATATCTTTAAACAACGCACGACCTTGAATGGGGTCACCACCAGTAATTTCCTTCATAATACCTTCATTAATTTGTTCGTTCTTAGACGGTTCTTGAATAACAGCATAACGAACACCCTTCAGCTGGACGATTTCAGACGAAGTACTACCGATACTATTTCTTTTACCACTAATCAATGTGATTGGAACTGTCGCCTTGTAGTCACCAAGACATTTGGACATCAAATCAACCAATTTCGACTTACCGTTAGCACCAGAACCAGTGTAGATGTTAAATGCCTGATTATCATTTGTTCCGACGAGACACGATGCCAAATGTTGCCACATATATTGTCGTAAATCATTATTGGGAAACAGTTCCGTCATGAACTGATTAATTTCATCAACAATATTTCCATGCTTATCTTTGTTCATTGGAACATATTCAATGTTGGTGCATTTCGAAAGGTAATCGTCTGGCTGACCCTTGCGATAAGTATTACTCTCAAAGTCGACAACAAAGTTGTTAAAGCACAACAAATAGGGCTTCGTATCCAACTTCTCCATAAAATTCTCCACATAGAAGATATCTCTGGCTTCACGCATAATGTTGTTCTTCCAAGTCGTCTTTTTCAAATAAACAGAGATTTCTGCCATCTTGTTCGTCTTGTTTTTAAAGTCGACAGTCTTTTGTTCGGCATTGTCTGTCATATCCGCGTGTGACATACAATCATTAATTTTTCCGAAATACATTTGATGCATATCGCGTGATATATGTAAACGCAATGCATTTCCAGAGTCATTTTCTACCCATCGGTTGCCTTTATATTCATACCACAAGTTATTCGTTACACTGACACAGACATATTTGTCTTTGTACATTTGATGTAATACAGCAGCTAAATCATATTCTGTCGCAGTCTGAACGCTTTGATCCATATAATATTGAATCGTTTCTTTAAGTATTTTATCATATTGAACGCGTGCATCCTGTTTTGCCCAATACATAATGGAACGATATGACAGTCCGTCTGGATTGTTTCCGTCAAAGCTACACCACGTCTTGTATAATTCAGGGACATTCTTCCATTCAAACTTGCCGGCAGAGTCACATAACGTTTTACGGCAGTTATCTTGTGAAGTAAACTTGAGCCAAGAAAGAAACAACTTGAAATCCGTATTCGCCAATGCCCATCCAACTTTCATCCACTTGGAATAGCTTCCAGGACCATAATACGAGTTCGGTAAGCACATCGCATACTGATGCGATTCTTTTATTTTATAATCCTTCATATCAATTGAATCAAATAGGTCTTCTAATAAGTTATCCAACATTTCACTGCTGTTGATTTGTTCGTACGAACAGCCTTTAGAATCGACCTTTTTGTATTTTTTTTCGCCTGCTCCGCCGCCACCATTTGCAGCAGGAGTCGTCTTTTTACTAAGACTAGCACACGCTTCTTTGAACTCATCTTCAATGCTTTCTCTCATTGTAAAAGCTGGATGTCCTTTATTTCTCGCAGACAAATTTCTGAGATTTTTTTTCGTGCTGAATTTAGTCATATCATTTTCTCCCACGCTCCAGTCTGAACCATCGTAAGAAAGCGTGTAATGGTTCTTTATCAAGTATGCTTGATGACCTGGCTTTCTGGAACCATACATTTGCCAGTTACAGAAGCCTTTTGTCACACCCTCATCAAATACATCTTCCCATTTATTAGTAATTGGAATGTCGCTCCACATTGACGCGATTTCTTTCAAAATGCGTTTTCTTAGAATGACTTGAAGACCTTTGTGCATTTTTGTAGCGAAAATGATATGAATACCGTCTTTTGTCATGCCTTCAATAGGATTGACCTTACTTTTTTCCATGACATAGACTTCGACTTTGACATTTTCTTTGACTTCCACCAAATCATTTATTTTATCGGCGTACAATACGACCAAATCAAGAACGTGATCGGACGAATGCTTCTTATCAGTAACCGTTGTAGCATAGTGCAAGTCAATATCAACAACAATCGGACCATCTTCAACAAGTTGTTTTTCAGTCATGTATTCCATTTCCTTATTGGTGAATACCTTTTCATAATATTTATCATAGAAAGTGTTCATTTCATCTTCATGAACAGTGTATGATCCTCCATATATAACTCCTGCTCCTGCTTTGTTTTTATCATCTCCAATTCTTGTATGTGTTATAGAACCTGAGACCGAAGGCTTAGATTTTATAAATTGGTCGAATGAATGACCCGTAGAATTAGACATGGTTTCTGTTATTAGATATATACTTGCGATATTTTTATATTCAATTTTATACAATAATCAATTTTATATGACCCTAAAACGCACATTTCAAAATGGACCAATATATAATATACTGAAATAACAACATAAAATGAGTTATGTTTATATATGTAATGGATCAATCGCCTTTGCCTTCGGCAAAAGAAACACCGCCTTCGGCGCAAATCGTTTTATCTAAAGATACTATAAAAAGGCTTATTAAAGATGTTCGTGAAATTATTAAAACGCCACTAACATCGCACGGCATACATTACCATCATAGTACTGATGATATATTATGCGGACAGGCTATGATTATCGGACCATCAGATACTCCTTACGAGCAGGGATATTATTTTTTTGATTTCAAGTATCCAGCTGATTATCCACATAAACCGCCGGTGGTGACATATCATACGAATGATGGGACTACACGTTTTAATCCGAATTTGTATAAGTCGGGGAAAGTGTGTGTGTCTATTTTAAATACGTGGAAAGGAGATCAATGGACTGGTTGTCAGTCTATTTCGAGTATTTTATTGGCATTGTGTACTTTACTAAATAACACGCCTTTGCTTAATGAACCCGGACTCACTGAAAATCATAGTGATTTTAATAAGTATAATAAGATATTAGCATTTATGAATTTTAAAGTTGCTATGATACAGATGATAAAAAAAAATTACATTAAGGAAAAGTTTCCTGAATTATATACTATTATGGTGAATGATTTTGTAACCAATTATGATAAGATTATGATTTTATTTGATAAAAAATGTATTGATAGAATTTTCATTGTAACAACTGTTTATAATATGAAAGTTGTTGTTGATTATATGAGTATTAAAGATGATTTGGGTTTATTGTATAAAGAATTGAGTATAAAAAATTGAGTATACACCATTGATTACTATTGTAAATATACATTGTCCGAAAAATTGAAATAAATAAGTAGCTATATACATTATATAAAGAACAAACAAATCATGCATTTTTGTGAAAATTGTGAGAATATGTATTATATTAAGGTTAATGGCGATGATGATGTAGGAACATCCGCTAACAGTTTAATATATTATTGTAGAAAATGCGGACACGAAAATACAACTTTAACATCTGGTAATATTTGTGTTTCAAAGGTATATATTAAAAGAAACGAACAACAATTCAATCACTCTATTAACTCTTATACAAAAAATGACCCCACACTTCCTAGAAGTACTACTATAAAATGTCCTTCTTGCAATTTGTCATCTGATGAAGTATCCTCATCCTCATCATCTTCGTCTGCAATTGTAAGACCTGAAGTCATTTATATTCGGTATGATGACGCACATATGAAGTATGTATATATTTGCACGAATTGTGATACCACATGGAAAACAAGTGACAAGAAGTAAGGTGTAAAAAAGTAATATTCAAAAGGTAATGTTAAAATGTGTAAAAAAGTAATATTCAAAAGGTAATGTTAAAATGTGTAAAAAAGTAATGTAAATTAATGTAAAATTGAATACATTTAAATATTCTTTTTTATATGTATAGTAAAGACAAACAATGAGTGCAAACATGAATATTGACGAAAATGAAATTAAAAATGAAGATGATACAATTCAAACAGTTGACGATGAAGCATTGATCGGTTCAATTGATAAAGATGCTGATAATATCAAACTTAATATAAAAAGTAAAAATGATGATGATGAAGACTATTACGATGATAATGAAATTGATATTGATAAGTTCAACAAAGATGAAGATGAAGATGAAGATGAAGAAGAAGATGTTGAAGAAGATGTTGAAGAAGAAGACGATGATGATGAGATAAAAGATCCTGATAATGAAGATGAAGCCGAAGTTGAAGATATTATTTCAAAAAGTAAAAGTAGAAAGAATGATATCGTTGATGATATTATAGATGAAGAAAAAGAAGAAGATGAAGAAGAAGATGAAGAGGAAGAAGATGAAAATTATTTAAAAAAGTTTGATAAAGATGTTAAAAATAACTTTTTAGAAAGTTATCATCCAGAAGTATATTCACATAATTTTGAAGAAGTTAAAATGCTTTCAAATGTGATAAGAGATGAAAATAATATTATTATTGATTCATTGCATAAAACAATTCCTTTTCTGACAAAGTTTGAAAAGTCGCGTATTTTGGGACAGAGGGCAAAACAAATTGATTCAGGAGCAATGCCTTTTGTAAAAGTAGATAATACAGTTATTGAAGGATATTTGATTGCTTTGAAAGAACTGGAAGAAAAAAAGATTCCGTTTATTATTAAACGACCTTTGCCAAATGGAAGTTTTGAGTATTGGAATGTTAGCGACTTGGAATTAGTATGTTAAGTTTGGTTTAGTACAAAAAATTATATATTATATTT